TCGGCCCAATCACAACAGCATCTGGAGTTAGCGTCACGGTCGCGAGCGGTCAACGCTGGGTAGTAGTGTAATATAAAGGATTAATATGAGTTCAATTGCATCAGGAACAACTACCACTACCGCTTTGGTATATACGGCAGATACAACAGGCAATTTGGTATTGCAGACTAACGGCACGACTACTGCGGTAACAATAGGTACAAATCAAGTTGCTACTTTTGCAAGTGGAATAGCTTTAAATGGTGCGACTGCGGCAGGAGGGGGATCTTCAATAACTTTACCTTCTGGATACGCTTATTCTTGGGCAGGTGGCAATGATTATTTGACTGTTAATACATCAAGCCATTTAATGTCATTTGTTACAAATGGCACTACCCAATTAAATTTAGACACCTCTGGTAACTTAGGATTAGGAGTTACTCCTACTGCGGTTGCTAGTTATCGTGTATTAGATATGAGTGGCGTTTCTGGCGGATATCTATCTTTACAAGTCAGTGGCACAGAAACTGCAAACGTATACGGAAATACAGGCGGGTTATCTTTAACTGCGGTTGGATCAAAAAATATTGCTTTTTGGAATAATGGTGTAAACACCATGACACTAGATAATAGTGGTAATTTGTTGGTTAACACTCCAAGTCAGTTAAATAGCGGAAAAGTCTGCATTGTTTTCAATGGTTCAGGCACTAATGGCTTAACCATGCAGACAACTTATGGTTCTACTGGTAGTGTTTATTTAGGTTTTTATAACTCAGCAAACACTTTGGCTGGTTATATTTCTCAAAACGGAACTACAACAGTTAACTATGTCACATCGTCTGATGCACGTTTAAAGACAAACATTGTTGACGCTGATTCAGCAAAAGCAAAAATTGAGTCCATCAAGATTCGTAAGTTTGACTGGGTTTCTGGCGAACATCAAGATTTCGGTGTTATTGCACAAGAATTGTTTGAAGTTGCACCAGAAGCTGTAAGCGTTGCACAGACAGAAGAACAACTTTGGGGTGTTGATTACTCTAAATTGGTTCCATCGCTCATTAAATATGTGCAAGAACAACAAGCAATCATTCAAGAACTATCAGCAAAAGTAACAGCTCTAGAAGCAAAGGTAGGAGCATAACAAATGTCATCAAATCTTATTACCGCAGACAATGGTGTTAGTTCTGGCGTTACTGGAATTACGCAATCAGCAGGGAGCGATGGAACCTTACAGCTTCGCACAACTTCTTCGGGCGGCAGTGCAGTAACAGCACTTACGCTAAACAACTCCCAACAAGCAACCTTTGCTAATACGATTAACGTACCTAATACATTTGGGTTTAAGAACCGTATTATTAATGGTGCGATGGTTATTGATCAAAGAGATGCTGGGGCAAGCATTACTCCTACAACATCTAATACATATTGTGTTGATAGATGGTCAAACTATATTTCACAATCAAGTAAATATTCAATTCAACAAAATGCAGGCTCTGTAACACCGCCAGTAGGTTTTAGTAACTATTTGGGTGTAACTTCTTTATCTGCTTATTCTGTTGGAGCAAGTGATTATTTTCTTCTAATACAAAATATTGAAGGCTATAACATTGCAGATTTAGGGTGGGGGACGGCAAACGCTAAAACAGTTACTTTGTCATTTCAAGTTTATTCTAGTTTAACTGGCACATTTGGTGGCGCATTAAAAGGTGCGTCAGGAACAGTTTATTCATATCCATTTACCTATTCAATATCATCGGCAAATACTTGGACAACAATTTCTATTACCATACTTGGACCAACATCAGGAACTTGGACATCAAATAATACAACTGGTATTCAACTTTCATTGGGATTAGGTGCAGGTTCTTCATATGCAGGAGCCGCAGGTTCTTGGCAATCTGGAAGTTACTATTCAGCTACTGGCGCAGTCAGCGTAGTCGGCACAAACGGAGCAACCTTCTACATCACAGGCGTTCAACTAGAAGTAGGAACCCAAGCAACATCTTTTGATTATCGTCCTTATGGTACTGAGTTGGCTTTGTGTCAGAGGTATTATTATAGTTTTTATGCGGGAGATACCATAGGTTACAGTATTAATACGACTCTAGCTGTTGTAGGAATTCCTTTGCCGTCAACTATGAGAGTTGGCCCATCTTCATTGACAATAACTCCATCTAATTTCAATTATTTTAATGGCTCCAATTCATTGACTGTACCTTCTGCAATAGGATTAGATGCTTACACTAATACATATATTGGATTAGTTGTAACAACAACTGGTTTAACTGCAGGTCAAGGGGGAAGACTTGCTAGTACAGGATCAACCCCATCATATTCAGTTGGCTTAAGTGCGGAGTTATAAATGTACACCCTTTATCAAAATACAAAAAATCAAACTATGGCTTTATTTACAAATCAAAATGGTTCTGTAACTAGCTTTGGTTTTGATATAAACAACACAGACTACCAACAATTCAAAAAAGAATTGGCAAATGGTGTGGAATTAAAAGATGCAGATGGTAATCAAATGACACCTGAGCAAATCACAACATTCTTGGAGACTTTACCATGACAACAGTTATTGGGGGATCAGCCCCATCAATTACGTTTAGTGACTCAACAACACAGTCTACTGCGGCTTTGCCTTTAACGGGCGGATCAGTATCTGCTGATATAACTGTACACGGACTAACAGTAGGTTTAGGTGGTGCTAGTGGTGCTGCAAATACAGCTTATGGAGTTAGTGCTATACCTATCGCACCAAACTCAGGCGTAGTTGCTATTGGAAATAGTGCTGGTAAATTATTTAATACATCCAGCGATACAGGTCAATCTACTTTTGTTGGATATTTTGCTGGTGCTTCTTGTGTTTCAGGAACAGATAACACTTTTGTTGGCGGTAGTGCAGGAACAAATACAACTGGTTCAAAAAATACTGCTTTAGGAAGTCAGGCGCTTCAATTAAACACTTCAGCATCTAACAATACAGCAGTAGGTTATCAGTCTCTTTATACCAATACAACTGGCGCACAATTAGCTGCGTTTGGTCATACCGCTTTATATTCAACAACAACAGCAACGGCAACTGTAGGGCTTGGTCATCAAGCTGGTTATGGAAATACCACAGGTTCTAATAATACTTTTGTTGGCGATACTGCCGCATATTCAAATTCAACAGGCTCTTACAACACGGCAATCGGTTCAAACGCACTTCAAGCCAACACCACAGCATCTAACAATACAGCAGTAGGGTATCAAGCTTTATATACTTTAAGCACGGGAAATAATACTGCCATTGGTTATGGTGCTCTTTATGGCGTTTCTGGAGGTAGTGGTGGTTCAACAAATGTAGGTGTTGGATATAACGCAGGTTCAAATATTAACAGTAATGCAAGTTACGTTGTTTGTATTGGTCCTAATACTCAACTCAATAATGGTTCAGATAATACAGAAATAATACTTGGAACAAATCCAAGTGCAAATGTGACAGGAAAAGGTGGTAATACTTTTTTTGTTTATGCCAATAATTCTGGAACATCTGCTACTGGAGGCTCTTATTACAACGGAGCAAATTCATCTTCTTGGTCAACAACTTCAGATGGTCGAATTAAAGAAAATATTGTTACGATTGCAGATGGATTAACGCCAATACTTGCACTTCGTCCGGTATCATTTGATTACATAGTTAGCAAACAAAAAGATGTATCTTTTATCGCTCAAGAATATCAAACAGTATTTCCAGAGCAAGTAGTTACTCATTCAGCCACAAAAGAAGAAGCGGAAGTAGCTGGAACGGACACTATATTTGGATTGCAAAAGAATCTTGACCCATATTTGGTTAGAGCAATTCAACAATTAAATGCACTTGTTACAGAACAAGCAACAGAGATAGCCGCACTTAAAGCTAAGGTGGGCGCATGAACACACTCATCACAACCCTAAAGTCAAAACAAGTCCTATGGGCAATAGTTATTGCCATACTCTCAGTATTGCAGGGCTTCGTCATGGAGCTATCCCTAACTCCTATCCATCAAATGATAGTGGGTTGTATAATTTCTGTGGTCGTAGTGTTGCTACGATTTATTGAAACTCCACAAGGAAACTAAAATGCAAAACATCACTTTATCTGTTCAGACAATTAACGCAGTCATGGCTTACTTAGGAACAAAACCGTTTCAAGAAGTATTCCAGATTATCGAGGCCGTGCAAAAGGAAGTAAACGCACAGCAACCCCCACCAGAAGCTCCTAAAGCTGATTAAACATGTATGGGATTTCCGCTTTTGCCCAGTCACCTTTCGCTGCGCTTGGCGGGAACTACTATCCCTTTTCGATTAGTGAGAATGTAAACCCTGCCGAATCTTACGTTGTAACTGCCGCATTTGCGGTTAGCCAGACTGAAGCCTTTACATCAAATAATACAGACGCTGAGATAGATGTATTTTACGAGGGCATAGTCGAAAACGTAGGGTCGGCAGATTCTAATTCTCAGTCTTCTCAGTTCTTCTTCTCGAATGCCGAGGGCACAACGGTTGGCGATGCTGAATCTATCCTTGCCCAGTTTGCCGCAGCGCAATCAGAAAATACCACCAGCGCCGACTCCTACGTCGTTAATGCCCAGTTCAGTACAAGCCGCACCGAAAACCTTAGCAGCGCCGATTCAAGCTCGCAGGCCAGCGCTTTCTTAGAGAGCATAGCCGAGGGCGCAGTTATTGCGGATTCTCAAATGTTTGCTGCGCAGTTTGCCGCGTCTATCATAGAGGTGCTGACCAGCAACAACACCGACTCCGAGATTGATGTGTTTTACGAGGGTATTGTCGAGGCAATATCATCCGCAGATGTTATCCAGATTGGCTCAGCTTTCTTCTTTAACCCGATAGAAGACTCAGGTCTTGCCGATACGCCGACAACTTCGTTTAACTATCCTTTATCGCTTGTAGAGAATACAACACTTGCCGAATCATTCAATACCAGCGCCCAGTATCTTGTGTTGATTGCCGAACCTTTGAGTATACTGGACAGCAACATTACTGGTGGTTGGAACACGATTGACGACACACAAGTACCCAATTGGGGCGGCCTAACAGTTACAATTACGGGATACGGCATTTTTGGAGATTTCTTGTTTGGTATGGCGCCAATTTCAGGATCTTTGACCAACGTAACGTTTTCTAATGTTATTCCTGGCGCAACGCCGATTGTAACGTGGCAAGATATTGTAGACACCAACACACCAAGTTGGGTATTTATAAACGACTCACAATAAGGACACACCATGTCAAGCACTTATTCACCCAATCTACGCATTCAGTTAATGGGCACAGGCGATCAAGCCGGTACGTGGGGCACAACCACCAATGTAAATCTTGGCGGGATTATTGAAAACGCCATTTCCGGGTATACAAATGTGAATGTAATTTCTACAGACCAAGCTTTTACGTATGCGTATGGTTTGTCAGATTTATCAGCAAATCAATCAGGAGCGGCAGTAGTGCATATAGCATCTGCTACATCAAATAGTAATGTGTATGCTCCGCCAAACCCAAAAACATACATTGTTTTTAATGACACCGCTTATTCAATAATAATTTACAATTCAACGGCTATAGGAAACACAACACCTAGCGGGTTTGGCGTGACTATTCCAGCAGGACAAACAATTTTAGTTTACTCAAACGGTTCAAGTTTTTATGCAGTGAACAGTCTAACAACTAATAATTTAACAGGTACAACACAATATTCAATTCCTTATCAATCAGCCTCTGGTACAACTACATTTTTAAGTCCTACTACCGCGGGTTATCTTTTAAAAACTAATAATACAGGCTCCGCCCCTAGCTGGGTTGCTCCTTCTACTTTAACTGTTGGCACGGCTACAAATGCCACTACTGCAACTAATTTAAGCGGCACCACGCAATATTCACTTCCATATCAAAGCGGATCAGGATCTACAAGTTATATAGCGCCTGGAACTAATGGATATGTTTTAAGAAGCTTTTCAACTTCAGGTGCTCCGTATTGGGATTCTGCATTAAATTTATATGCCGGTGGTGTTAATGTAAACAATGGCGTGGTTAGCAACAATTATTCTTTGGCTCTTATAACGGCTGGAGGGGGTGGTACACAAGTAGTGTATGCAGGGACAACTGGAGCATATAACCCTTATACCAATGTTTTGAGTGTAGCAGGAATAAATGTAAGTGGTACAGCGTATTCAAACAACCAGGTATTGGTTTCTTCTCCAAATACAAATACTGCTGGTACGGATGGTGGGTGGATTACATTTACACCTGTTTTGGCAGGGTCAAATGGAGGTGTAACTTTTACATATTCCGCAAATGCTCAGCAAGGTAGATATTTGGTAATGGGTAATATGGTGTATGTACAAATATATATTGGGTGGACTGCCGCTAGTGCAACAACAGATCAGTTAGTAATTAATAATTTACCCCTAACAGGATCTGCATTGCCGTCTGGATGGGGTAATATTTATAACGGGTTTGGTTTGTTGCAATGTAGCCATGCAGTTTCTTATGGCCTTCAGTTATTTCCAGTAGTTTTAAATGGGGGTAATAAGTTATATTTATATGCTCCTAATGGAAGTTATCCTCTCCAAGGCAGCAGTACATCTAATTTTAATGCTGGTGTTACCATAAGTTCAACAGGTTTTGTTTATGGTTGTTTTTCTTATTCAACAAGTTAAGCCGATTACAAATTTTAAATAGGAATTTAAAAATGTCACAAGTAAATTCTTGGATCTGGACAATTACATCAATGCAGCAATTACCTTCTGGAAGTAATGCAGGTTATGTTGTTAGTGCAAATTGGACGTTAACTGGGTCAGACGGATCGCAAACCGCCAGCACACAGGGCTATACACAATTTCCAATAATAGCCTCAAAACCAGGATTTATTCCTTATTCTCAGCTTACTCAATCAATTGTAGTTGGATGGATTCAAGAATTATTAGGCGCAACCGGCGTTGCTATTTACTATTCAACCGTGCAAGATCAAATTAACAAATTAGAAAGTCCACCAATTGCTTCTGTGACGCAGCCTCTTCCGTGGGTAACCGCTTAAAAGCATGGATCCATTTACTCTTGCAATGATGGCTATTGGGGCGGTAAAGTCCGGTGTAGCCATGTACAAGGAGGCTAAGTCAGTTGGCAAAGAAGCTATTGAAGTGATCACAGAAATTTCCGATGGCCTTTCTTCTTTTTTTGAACACCAGGAAAAGGCGATTGAACATGTTAAAGAAATTGAAAAGAATCCACCTAAAGGTAAAAGTTTACAAGCCATTGCGCTTGACAACGTCCTAAGACGTAAGAAACTGGAGCAAGCAGAGGCGGATTTAAGAACAATGCTAACCTGGGAAGCACCGCCAGAATTAGGCGCTTTGTGGTCTGATTTCGAGAAAGAACGTGCAAGGCTCATGGCAAAAAAAGATAGCTTTGACAAAGCTCAAAAAAAAAGGATGCAAATGAGGCCAGAGAACGTAAAAGAAAACTGGATAACCTGCAATACAAGTTGGTTCTTTGCGCTTGCATAATTGTATTTATGCTTGCTTGTGTGGGGTTAATGTTTTATATTAGGCAAGATTATTTGTATAGAAGACAAGAAGAGTTGTGGCATATTGAGTTTAAGAAGAACTTTTTGGAAGATGGCAAAGAGCTTGAGTGTTATAAGATATTTAGGCAAACGGGCTACTTGCCCAGATACTGTAAGGAGTGAATCATGGATTGGTTAAAAAGCATAGCCCCTACCATAGCAACAGCAATTGGTGGTCCGCTTGGAGGCTTGGCATACGAAGCTGTATCTAAAGTATTGGGTGTATCTCAAGACGATGCGCAAAAGATGCTTACAGACGGTAAGTTATCGTCCGATCAAATAGCACAAGTTAAGGTTGCAGAGCTTGAACTAAAGAAAACTGAAGAACAATTAGGTCTTAACTTCGAACAATTAGCGGTTGAGGACCGGGCGTCTGCTAGACAAATGCAAATAAACACGCATTCATTTTTAGTTCCAACCCTTGCATTAATCATCGTTTCTAGCTTTATAGCAACAATATTTGGCACATTAATGGGTTACTCGCATATTGAGTCCGCTATGGCAGGGACGCTTGTAGGTTATTTGTCAGCCAAGGCCGAACAAGTTGTAGCTTTTTATTTTGGCTCCTCAGCAGGGTCTCAGCGCAAAGATGAAATGATTCATAACTCAACACCAATGGGGCAAAAATGATTAACTCAAGAGACTTAAATGACCTACTTCCAGAAGTTAAACGCAGGGTTGAAAATTTTATTAAGGCTTGCCAACATTCTGGCATTGACTTGTTGGTTACATCTACATATCGGGATAACGAAAGCCAGGCTGCTTTGTATGCGCAAGGTCGTACAGCTGCGGGCAAAATTGTCACTAACGCACGAGCAGGAGATTCTTTTCATAACCATCGTTGTGCTGTGGATGTTGTGCCTCTGGTTAGTGGCAAACCGGATTGGGATGGAAGCCATCCCGTATGGACTGAAGTAGGTAGACTTGGACAAGAAAATGGTTTAGAATGGGCTGGAAATTGGGTGCATTTTAAAGAACTAGCCCATTTTCAATACACTGGTGGTCTAACTATTGCCCAACTTAAGGAAGGCGCAATTATTGCGTAATGAGTAATGCCATTAACAAAACTAGAATTTAGACCCGGTGTTAATAGGGAAGCCACCACGCTTGCCAATGAAGGGGGCTGGTTCGACGGTAATAATGTGCGTTTTCGCTCCGGCTACCCCGAAAAAATAGGGGGTTGGGTTGCCGATACTGGCGCTGACGCTTCTACTTTACAGCCCCCCGCTAATCCTACAGGATATAACACTCCTTCATTTTGGGGGATTTGTCGTAACTTATGGGCATGGTTGAACTTAGCTGGATACAACTTACTTGGTCTTGGAACTAACTTAAAGTACTATATTCAAAACGGTATTGGTGGGCAGTTTAATGATGTTACTCCTATACGTTTAACAACGTCAAATACTATTGGTTTTACTATTCTTGCCAAATCGGCTACTACTACCACACTTACCGCACAAGATCCAAACACTTTTTCACAGGCGGGGGACTTTGTAACATACGCAAATATTTTAGGTGTCTTGTACGATTCAGGTCTAACCGCCGCTGTGCTAAATCAAGAGTTTCAAATCCAATCCGTATCGGGTAGTTCTAGTTACGTTATTATTGTTAATGCAGTTTCATCTCAAGCTGTTGGCACAGTTTTAATTCTTGGTGTGGGTGCAACACCCATAACAGCGGCGTATCAACTTACAACAGGTTCTGCTGTATATACAGCAGCCGTAGGTTGGGGCGCAGGAGGTTGGGGCGGATATAACGGGGGAGAATTTTTAACAACGCTATCAACCAGTATTTCTGCATCTGGCGCGGTTAGTACAATAACTGTTGCATCAACTACAGGGTTTGTTGCAGGTTCAACGGGTTCTCCCGGTGTTATTTGGATTGGTACGGAAGGGTTTACTTACACGGGCGGTGGGGGCGGGGGCACAACTTTTACAGGTGTTACACGCGCGTATCAAAATACACCGCAAACTGCACACGCAAGTGGGACCACAGTTTATCAATATCCAACAACAGGAACATTAGCCTCAACTGGATGGGGTTTAGCCGCACCAGCGGGTTTAGGTGTTGGCGTGCAACTTAGGTTATGGTCATCCGCTAATTATGGGCAAGACTTAATCATTAACCCAAGTGGGGGCGCTTTATACTATTGGGCCGTTGCGGCAGACCCTTCCGTATATAACCGTGCTTTGATTATGAACTCAAGCACAACAATCACACTTGCTAGTGGAGCGACATTTACACCTGACACAACCTGTCCTAGTTTGGTTAATTTTGTATTGGTGTCTGATGCTTCAAATTTTGTAATTGCTTTTGGTTGCAATGATCCGTCCGGTACAACAACCAGTTCGAAACTTGACCCGATGTTTATTCGTTGGTCTGCTCCAGAAAATGCAGGTGTATGGTTACCCAGTATCACTAGTCAAGCGGGCTTTTATCGTTTGTCTCAAGGTTCACAAATCGTAACTGCTATTCAAACACGTCAAGAAATTTTAGTTTTGACGGATTCCGCTATTTACAACATGCAATATTTGGGGCCACCGTATGTTTGGGGCTTTCAAATTATGGGCGAAAACATATCTATTATGGGACCCAACGCCATAACAACAGTAAATAATGTTACTTACTGGATGGGGTACAACAAATTCTATGTATACACAGGCACAGTTTCAACACTCCCCTGCGCTGTGCGTCAGTTTGTTTTTGATAATCTTAATACAGATCAATCTTCGCAGGTGTATGCGGGTACTAACGAAGCGTACAATGAAATTTGGTGGTTTTATTGTTCCGTAACAGGTACAAATGCGGATGGCACCCAAGGTTCTGGTACACCGGCTAACCCTAATAATTTAATGGATCGTTACGTAGTGTATAACTATTTGGATCAAACTTGGTACTACGGCGGAATGCCAAGGTCTTCTTGGTTATATACACCCCTGCGCCAAACACCTATTTCTACGCCTTACGGCACAACTTCTGGTACAGCGGGTTCTGGTGCATCTTATGGCGGTTTGTTGGTGTATCAAGAAAACGGAGTAGACAACGGCATTACTACACCCCCTTCTGCTATTACTTCTTACATACAAAGCGCTGATTTTGATATTGGGGACGGTAATAACTTTGGTTTTGTATGGCGTTGCATACCAGACATAAACTTTACGGGTTCGTATGTTAATCAACCCAATGTCACAATGACGTTTTTACCCCGACAATTTACAGGTTCTGCGTATGGGGTTAGTAATAACCCTAACATTACTAGCACACAAAACTACACACAAAAACGAGAGTACATTGTCCAACAATTCACCCCCCAAATTTATGTGAGAGCGCGGGGTAGGCAAATGTCTATGGTTGTGGGGTCTAACTCTACAGGCGTTGCTTGGCAATCGGGTACAAACAGGTTAGATATCAGGCCGGATGGGAGAAGATAATGGCACAAACAAATGTTGTAGCCCCACGCCTACCTGCTGCGCCTGTACAATATGACCAGCAATTTATGCAACAACTCTTAAATATTTTGCGTTTGTATTTTGCTCAGTTGGATAATGCAGGTCCGATTGCAGGAGCATCACAAAATATTGGTTTGCCTAACGTTGTTTCTGGTTTAAATTTTAGTCAACCAACACCTAACACAAACCCAATTACATATCAAGCCAGTTTGCCAACGCAAGCCGATTTGTCCAACCTTCGTAAAGGCGACGTGTATTATGACACAAGCGCCAGTAATGTTTTAAAAATTAAAGTTTAAGGGGAACGCTATGAGCGGTGGTGGATTAAGCGATAAAAATATGGGCGAACTTGCCCTCCTTGGCGTTGTTGGTGCAATGACCGGTGGAGCGGGCGATGCTGCACTTTTAGGTACAGGCGAAGCGGGGGCAGCTGCAGGTGTTGGTGCTGCGGATGCAGCCGGTGCAGGAGCAGCCGGTGCAGGAGCAGCCGGTGCAGGAGCAGCAGCTAGTACACCTGGACAAATGGCGGTGGCGGATAATGCCTTATATGCCGATGCTACAGGGGCGGGCGCGGGCGCGGGCGCGGGCGCGGGGGGGTCAGGGGCAGCCACCAACGCTTTAGGTATTAACCAAGCAACCAATCCGTATTTATATAGTATAACTACGCCTTCTCCAACTGCAACAGGTCTTTGGGGTACAGGTGCAGGGGCCGGGGCAGCGGGTCAAGCGGGTTTAATTGGTTCGGGTCTTGGGCTTGGTTATGCCGCTATGCGTGCCGATGCTAAAAAATACGGTATACCTTCTGTACCAACACCTAACGGACCCTTACAAAATTTACATGGTGCAGGGGGCGTAAGCTACCCAACTAATTACGGTGGAACAGTTACAGCAGCGCAGGGGGGTTTAATGGGCCTCAATCCGAACATTCCTATGTCACATAATGCAATGCCTGCATACGCCACATCTACTAACACGCCTGTACCTCAACCCGTTATGAGTTTTGCTTCTGGCGGTTCTAGTGGTCAAGGCAGCCCGTACGATCAACTAACCGCGTATTTACAAGCACAACAAGCCGCTCAAGAACAACAAGCCGCTCAAGAACAACAAGCTGCGCTTGCGCAAGCGCAACAACGACAGCCCCAAGCACAACAAAACTCTCCTGGTGTTTCAGGCCCTGTTATCAGTGTCGCAAGTGGTGGCATGCTTCCAAGTTATGCAACAGGTGGTATTTCTAATTTAGGTTCTTATTCTGATGGCGGGCGTATGCTCAAAGGACCTGGAGACGGGATGTCGGATTCTATTCCTGCAACAATTAATCAAAAACAACCCGCCCGTTTAGCTAATGATGAGTTTGTTGTTCCTGCCGATGTGGTATCCCATCTTGGTAATGGGTCTTCTGATGCAGGCGCTAAAAAACTTTACGCCATGATGGATAGAGTAAGACGCGCTAGAACAGGCACAAGTAAACAAGCCAAAGCAATTAATGCAGACAGATACACGCCAAAATGATAATTGAATTAGTTCCACAACAATACACTGCACAAGTCTGGCCTTTGGTGGAAGATTATTTTGCGCGCGCTATAGAAAAAGGTGATACAACAGATTACAACATACACCAAGTAAAAATGTTTGTGAATCAAGGGTACTGGCATCTTTTTGTTTTGAGCGAAAAAGAAAAAACGTTAAGCGGGGCAATTGCAGTTTCTTTTATTAAATACCCTAATGATCATATTGCGTTTATGACTTGCATGGGTGGTGTTGGTATTTGTACAGAAGAAATGTTAGACGCTTTTAAACAGCTTCTTAGGAATATGGGTGCAACAAAAATACAAGCAGGGGGACGAGACTCCGTTGTACGTATGGTGCAAAGACTTGGTTTTAAAAAGGCATACACAGTAGTTGAGTCTACTATCTAGGAAAAAACATGAAACTATTAAATATACTGTTTAACCCCCTTAATTTTTTAAATATGTTTACCCTGTATTTGGGTGGTGGCGGAGGGGGTGGGGGCACACCTTCAGCAACAAGCGCGTCTAATACCGTTTCTAATATTGCGCCTTGGGCACAGGCGGGTGTATCACAGCTTATCAATTCAGGCTTATCAAACGCGTTTCCTCAGTACGGGCAACAGTTAAATGCTTACAACCAGCAAATGCAAATGTACAACAATGTTGGGGGCGCAAACAATATTTACGGCCTAGCAGCACCAACTGCGCCGACTGATTTAGGAAATCAAGGCGGGTATACACCTTTTAATACCAATACCGCAACCAATCCAACAGTAAATCAAAAAACTATTGTTGATGCATCAGGTGTTCCCCAAGCAAATCCAAACTACAACCCTGCTATGTCACAGGCATATCAGGCGGCGCAAAGCACAACCGCCGGGTTTACTCCTTTGCAACAACAATCATTTACTACAGCGGCTAACATGCAAGTGCCCGGTCAATACGGCACAGCATCAAACATGGCAACCCAAGCGGGGCAAGGCGCTTTAAACACTACAGGGCAAGCTGGACAATATGGCAAGATGGGTGCACAGTACGGAGCACAGGGGGCACAACAAGCAGGGCAGCTTGCAGGAAATGTAGCCAATCAAGCACAAGGTTATGGATCACAAGCGGCTCAAGCAGGCAATATTGGTTTGCAAACTGGTCAAAATATGGCAAATACAGGCCAATTAGGTTTGCAGTATGGACAACAAGGCGCTAACTACGGAGCGCAAGGCGCTGCCGCTGGGCAGTCTTATGGACAACAAGCACAAAACCCAGGTGCCGTACAGTCTTATATGAACCCATATTTACAGTCTACGCTTGCGCCACAAATGCAATTGCTTAATCAGCAGTACGGCATGCAACAAAACCAAAATGATGCAAACGCTATACAAGCCGGTGCTTTTGGTGGATCAGGGGCTATGCTACAAAAATCCCTTAATCAACAAAATCAGTTGTTAGCCGGCAATCAATTAACGAGTAATGCGTATAACCAAGCATATAACGTTGCTAATCAGAACATGCAAAATGCAGCAAGCCTTGGTATGCAAGGCGCGGGGGTTGGTCTGCAAGGTTCGGCTGCAGGACAAGCCGGTGTTAACACTGCACTACAAGGGCAACAAGGACAACTGGCAGGATTGTCAGCGTATCAGCAAGGCTTACAAGGAGCACAGCAAGGTCTTAACACAGCACTTGGTGCAGGAAACTTACGTTTATCTGGTACTGCGCAAGGTATACAAGGTGCTCAAACTGGTTTAACGGGTGTCAATGCACAACAAGCCGGATACGGTCAAGCAGGCAATCAAGCAACTAATCTTGCTAATATTGGTTCACAACAGCAAAACGCAGCACAAAATATTGCAGGTTTGCAAAACGCTTATGGTGCTCAACAACAGCAACAACAGCAAAATATCTACAATACTGCAAATCAAAATTACAGTACGATGCAAGCGTATCCAATGCAACAACTGCAACAGTTGGAAGGCATGTATACCGGAGCGCCTACAAACACAACCACAATGAACTACCAAGCCGCGCCAAGTACTTTGTCGCAAGTTGCTGGTTTGGGTATGGCTGGATACGGTGCAAGTCAACTCGGTACTAAAGCTAATAAAAAGGGCGGACAAATTAAAGAAGGCGGTATTGATAAATTACCCGCTAACAATTTGAAAGCGTTTAAAAAAGGCGGTATCACTATGGATACCGAGGATGATGGCGCTGTACATTTTGCAGACAATAGACAGCAACCTGTTGGTTCGTATCAAAGCGGCCCTTTTACCGCAGCTGATTATTCTTTAGGCACGCAAGATCCGCGTATATACAGGGATAATCAACTTAACCCTTCTCAAAAGTTTACTAGAACACAACTTCAATTACTTGAGCAATCCCCCGGTTCTGGCGCAAGTCTTACAGGATATCCCAATGCTAATTCAGGCGCAGTGCTTGGCGGGCAACAATATCCTAGACTGAGTCCAGGCGTACTATCTCAGTTTTTGCAAGCTCAGCAAAACTTGCCTGACAGCAGCGCTGTAACTAACGGTCCTACAAGCAAGGATAACATAGCGGCAAACGGCAATCCTGATGGGCAGCAGCAAAACACAACTCCTTATACTTATAAGGCGCCTCAAGTGGGTCTGCCAAACTTGTTATCAACAAGTTCAATGAGTGCTGCCGACGCAAAGAAAAACGCAACACAGTTTTTAAACCCTGCCGATTTGAACGCAGAAGCTAAAAATTTAGATAGTTATTTTGAAAATCAAACAAATACGCGCAGAGCTGCAAGGGATGCGGAGTTGGCAGGACGTCCAATACTTGGTAAAAAACAGGAAGAACGGTTAAATAAAGAAGATGAAAAAGACACGCAAAGACTTTCAGATTTAAAAAACTCAAGCATGCTTGAAGCAGGACTTGCTGTATTGGGTGGCACTTCACCTTTCTTTGGACCGAATATTAGCAACGCTAAAGAAGGTGTCCAAGCCTATAAAGCAGGTCTTAAAGATCTAGAGAAAGCTAAAGAAGCTCGTGAAAACGTACGCAGTAATCTTGAGAACATGCGTGATGCGCAGCTTAACAACGACATAAACTCTTCTCTGCAGTTTGAAGATAATGCGTTTAATGCACATATGGGACTCAAAGGACATTTGTTTGATGCAAATAATAACATGAACACCGCTCTTGGTGGTATTGCTTCTAACATGTTTCAATCATCTAATACCAACGCGCTTAATGCTGGAATTGCAAACTTAAATGCGCAGACGCACGTAGCTACTACAAACGCTATGTTAAACAAAGAACCTGAAGCTATCGCCACCGCGCGTATTCTTGGTAAAGGTGATGTGCAGGCAGGCTACAACATGGGCATAGCCAAACAACACGCCACAGAGTTGTATACTAAATGGGCACAACTTGCATACCCTAACGGAAATTTGGGACAACCTAATGAAGCTTTCCTTAAAGCGTACCCCACAGCACAATTGTATGTTGAAGAAGGTCTTTCAAGCGCAGGGTTTGCGCCGCAAGGTGGCAACGCTGGTGGTTATGGAAAAACGCCGCCCCCACCCAGCGCTGCCATTCTAAATTCAAAAAGGTAGTTAATAATGCCTAATTATTTACAGTTGCCAAACGGGGCTTATTATGAAGCGCCCGATGATATGACGCATGGACAAGCTTTACGTGCGGCATACAAAGAATTTCCAGAAGCTTTTGGTGGTATGCCAAACGTCCCCGCCGAAAAGCCTAAGAGCGGACTTATGGGTGCGTTTGGTTCTGGTCTTGAATCGCTGTTGTCTACGAGCCGCACAGGTCTAGGCGCAGCATTCGGCAACGCTAACGAAGCTGCTAAAGCAGGACTTGAGCGTCAAGAAGAAATTGACAAGAAGTATGCACCTGTCACGGACATTGAAAAAGTAAAAGACATTTACCATAAGCAAGGCATACTACCTGCCGCATGGGAAGCTGCTAAACAAGCCCCCGGTGCTTTGGCGCAGCAAATTCCTAACTTTGCAGAAATTGCAACAGGCGCGCGTCTTGGAGCAATGGCAGGTACAGCACTTGAACCCGGCGCAGGTACAGGCGCAGGCGCAATTCTTGGTGGTGTTTTAGGCGCTACCGCTCCTGCATACTTACAACAGTTTGGCGGCAACGTAGAACGCCAAGCCCAAGAACAACAGCAAGCCGGTCAAGATATTAATATCAACAAAGGCAAAGCTGCTGCGTATGCAGTACCACAAGCCGCGCTTGATGTTGCGGCGGAAGCTATTCCGCTTGGCGGATCGTTAGTCAGTAAGCTGACCGGCATACCCCTTAACGCATTGACTAGAGGTGGTGCAGGCGTTGGAAAACTTGCCGAAGAAAGATTGCTCACTACGTTGGCTAAAGGTACTGCAACAGGCGCGCTTGCCGAGGTCCCAACTGAAGTTGCCCAACAAATGCTTGAGCGTGCGCAAGCTGGACTTTCTTTAACCAGTCCTGACGCTCTCAAAGAATACGGTGAAACAGCTTATCAAGTAGGACTCCTTGCACCTATGGGTGCTGTAGGTAGATTGTCTCAGCGCTCGGAAGCTAGAGAAAACCTTGCTGCACAACAGCAGCAACAACAAGAACAAACCTCGCCTGAAAAAGAACAGTTATTACAGCTAGGCTACACGCCACCACTGCCTAACATGCAGGAACCCGGCACGCTTCCAGACGTCATCAATATGATGGACGAGCACAAAGAATTACGTGATCAACACAAATCTCTTACCGACCAGATAGCTGAGGCAGGAGCTGCTAACGATCACGATACTGCAAACCGACTGGTTCAACAGCATGCCGATGTTGGCAAACGGATTGACGGTTTAGCAAAACAAATTGTTATGGCAGGAGGCGTTGCGCCCAATACCGAGCAGATGAAGTCTGATGCAACAGACACACCTGAAAAAATTCTTGCATTAGCGAACGACCAAGTAACGGCTCTTGATAAACAAATTGAATACCATCAAAATGCGTTAAAGAAAGCTACAGATAAAAATGTTCAGGATTACTCGGCTGTCCCCGCAATTACTGCAAAAATTCAAGACTTAGTTGCGCAAAAGAATAAGTTGCTTGCTGACATTCAAAACCGTCAACGTGTAGTAAACACAGCGGCTACGCCTAAAGGCGAGACAATTGACATGTTTGGTAGACCTGAACAGTCTGCTGCTTTAGCACCTGAACAAGTATCTGCGTTACAACCAGAAGACAACAAAACTGGTGATTTGTTCTCCCAAGAGAACATGCGTAAGAATCAAGTCAGAAATTCTGCTTATGATCTGAGTCAAGCAGTCAAAGGCACCACAGACCAAGATGTTGCCAACGCGTTTGCGCTTGGTATGTCTAATCCTAAACCAGCCAGTTTTAGGCCAGAAGGCTTGCGCGCTGAAATAACGCCTACTGAAAAAGAAGCTGAAGTTATTCCTGACAACTCTTTACATGCAAAAGCTACAGAAGCAGCACGTCAACTATCTGAAGAACGTCTTGAGTTACCCGGACGTAAAAGATCTTTAAGCGCCACCAACGAACAGTTTGATGCCGCAGATGAGCAAATGACTGCGCTTAAAAACTCAATTGAAAAACCACAAGGCAACTCAGCTAAATCTATAGTTGAGCAAATGCAAGAGTTAGGACAAGCACACGACACTATTCAAAATCAATTGAACGCAGGCAAAGCAGCTTTGACCACCGCAGAAAAAGCGCAGTTATTAAACGCACAACTAGGTAAAGGTAAACCACCTGCCCCACGTCCAATGACGGACATGGAGAAAAACAAGCTTAAAAAAGAACAAGCAAAAATACTTGCTTCATATAACAATCTTTTGACCAAGGTTACAGAAACCAGAGATCAAATAGAAAAACTGCGCAGAAGTTTGTATACCACAAAAGAAGTAGAAGCCCAAAGCGTAACAGAAGAACGTCAACGCAAGTCTTTAATCAAGCCGCCTACAAAAAAAGAAATTGCAGAAAGTACAGAAGAAAATCCTGCAAAGCCAGGCGCGTACAAATCCCGTGAAGCAAGAACAGCAACGCGTATTAATAAGGGTGAAGTAGCCAAAGAAGCGTCTGCTTCTGACTTGATGCGCGGCATTGCGCACGCCAACGGTGTAGAGTCTGACGAGTATCAAAAGTTTATGGCGGACCGCAATAAAGAAATTGCGAAACTTAAAAAGAAAGATCCAAAAGCCGCTAATAACCTACGTGCTCAAACTACTTACGATGCTTACGAAAAAGCAATTGAGTTAGGCGAAAAAACAAAGAACTATCAAGAAGCATTGAATCAAGCAGTTGAGCGCATGCAAAAAGCGTTAGCTGAAAGTGGTACAACGCAACAGATTAAATCTAAACGCACACAGCAAGAGACACGTAAAGTATCTTCAGC